GCATTTGATAGGGCAACAATGGAGTGAAGTTGCAAAAACTGTATGGGATAAAGGTACAGATGGTTATACCTTTAAAAAAGCACATGCTATTGCTTATGCTCAATTAGTAGTTGTACACATGAATTTATTAAATAATTCTTTTAACTAATGTGATACTGCGGCGTTTTGACCTACGTTTGTTTAAGTCGCTAATACTGCACGTTGGTCCATGTAATATCGTTAAACTCTTGTTGTTAAACGTCCTTATATAAGGTTTAAATATAGACCATTCATCCTTTAAGAATAAGTTGATGGGTATCAACCTATTGCTTTCCCACCACCAAACATCACCTAATTCTAAGAATTTCTCCCGGACTATTGCATCTACAATAGAGCCATAATCATATATAGTGGTGACAATATCATCTCTGTTCTGAACTATACCCACGTAATCTTGATTAGCATAGGAACATATAGTAATGAATGGATGATTTTCGCTTAGTTTCTTGAAGAATTCGTTTTGAATCATTGTTGTTTTGTTTACCGAAATATTTATCATAGGACGAAATGGTATTTTATTTTGATAAATATGATTATGTATTCAACTCAAGTTTTCGTCTATACACAGCGACAGATCGTTGTACTTTTAACAGGATTTTCCCCTAGGAGCTATATGCCTCAGTATGCCAAACCCTTAACTCTACACAAGGGTGTAGATAACCAAATTCAATTTCAGTTTTTAAATCAAGAACAAAAACCTGTTGATATCACAGGTAAATCCATTACATGTAGAATTATTAATGCACAGGGGTCAGCAACACTGGTGCAAAAAGCACTAACGTTACAACTACCTGCTACGGGTATTGCTAGTCTATATTTGAATGCGGCTGATATTGAAAATATCGAGACACAAAAGGCTTACTATTCATTAGAAATTCCTACAGGAGAATTTGATTTTCCTGTATTTGTCGACCAGAATGCAGGTGCAAGGGGCGATATGAACATTGTTAATAGTGTTCTTCCTAGCTTTATTCCTAGTTATCCAGTAACCATCCCAACCGGACAACCTTTCCCCAACCTAGATCCTAATGCTAACTCTAGTAGCAATTCACAAACTTATTATACTAGTGTGATTTCATCTGATGACAACCCCATTATGACCTTCCAAGCAACCTACACAGACTATTACGGGAATGTTTTAGTAGAAGGCTCTACTATACCCGATGGTGATTGGTACCCAATCTTAGCAGATACCGGGTATAGCAATGTTAATGTTACTAAAGGTTACGTAATTAATGGGTATCATCCTTATGTCCGTGTGCAATTTGAAAGCAATGTCGGTGCAGTAACTAACGTATTGGTAAGATGATCTATTGATTATCTTTATCAAGTATGTTATACTAACTAGATGTTTGATATTCTATCAATAATTCCCGGTAAGAAAAAACTCACTCAAGGTGGTTGGCAAAGCTTTAATGCTGTGTGCTGCCATCATCGTGGGCACAAGACCGACACTCGCAGTCGAGGTGGTGTAATCTTTGACGGGCAAACTAATTGGTCATATCATTGTTTTAATTGTGGGTTCAAGTGTGGGTTTACATTAGGTAAGCGTTTATCAAAGAATACACGACAGTTACTAATATGGTCTGGAGTTGATGATACGCAAATTAGTAAGTGGAGTTTGGAAAGTTTACAACAAAAAGATATATTAGACTTTACACAGCCTAAGAAGAAAGTTAAGATTAAGTTTAATGAGCACAAGTTACCCGAAGATGCAGAACTACTTGATAAAAATAATATATTACACAAAGTATATGTAGACTATCTAGAAGCAAGGGGTATAAGTAGTAGTGAATATCCTTTCATGGTCACTCCCAACGAATCAAGTCGCATGGGAAATCGCATCATCATCCCCTATACATACAAAAACAAGATTGTTGGTCACACAAGTAGGTTCTTAGACAATAAGATTCCGAAATATATCAACGAACAACAACCTGGTTATGTATTCGGTTATGATTTTCAACAACCTAATCAAAGTGTTTGTATACTAGTCGAAGGCATCTTTGATGCATTGAGTCTAGGTGCTTGTGCATTAACTCATAATACGATTAATGATGACCAAGCAGAACTACTATCACAACTTAACAGACAAATCATTTTCGTTCCCGACCGTGATAAAACAGGATTCGATTCCTGTGAGAGAGCTATTCAATTAGGCTATAGCGTCAGCATCCCCAATTGGGAAAGTGACGTAAAAGATGTTAATGATGCCGTTGTCAAATATGGCAGACTACCTACACTACTCAGTATATTACAGTCTGCTACAATGAGCAAAATTAAAATAGAAATACAAAGGAAAAAAATTGCGAAACAAAACGGATTCTAAGAAGCAGATTGATTATACACCAGAAGTACAAAAACTATTTTTAAGAATGATGATGACTAACGCTGAGTTATATACTCGGGTTATGAACATTATGAATTCAGAAAACTTTGACAAAAGTTTGCGACCAGTCGCAGATATGTTCAAAGAACACACAGACAAATATAAAGTATTACCTGATGTAAATCAGATTAAAGCAGTGACAGGGGTAGAGATTGAACCTATTCCTGAAATGAGCGAAGGACACAATGAATGGTTCTTTGATGCATTTGAATCATTTACTAAACGACAAGAACTAGAACGAGCTATTCTTAAAGCGGCAGACTTGCTTGAGAAAGGTGACTTTAGTCCTGTAGAAAAACTAATCAAAGATGCAGTGCAGATTAGCTTACAACGAGACATGGGTACAGATTACTTCTTTGACCCTAAGGGTCGTATTAACAAATACTTCAATGCAGGTGGACAAGTAAGTACAGGCTGGCCACAGATGGATCGTATCTTGTATGGCGGTATGAGCCGAGGTGAACTCAACATTTTTGCAGGTGGTTCTGGTTCAGGTAAGTCACTTGTTATGATGAACATTGCATTGAACTGGTTACAAGCAGGTATGAGCGGAGTCTATATCACACTAGAACTTTCAGAAGAACTAACATCATTGCGTACTGATGCTATGTTAACACAGATGGGTACAAAGTCAATTCGTAAAGATATTGACACAACCGATCTTAAAGTTAAGATGGTAGGTAAGAAGTCTGGTAAGTATCGTGTTAAAGGATTGCCTGCACAAAGTAATGTGAATGATATTCGTGCTTACTTGAAAGAGGTACAGATTCAAACAGGTATCAAGATTGACTTTGTTATGGTTGACTACTTAGACTTGGTTATGCCTGTATCTGTTAAAGTTAATCCTAACGACCAGTTCATCAAAGACAAGTATGTCGCAGAAGAATTGCGTAACTTAGCTAAAGAAATGGGAATCTTATTAGTTACAGCTAGTCAGTTAAATCGTAGTGCGGTTGATGAGATTGAGTTTGACCATAGTCACATTGCTGGTGGTATCAGTAAGATTAATACTGCTGATAACGTGTTTGGTATCTTTACAAGTCGTAGTATGCGTGAACGTGGAAAGTATCAGATTCAATGTATGAAGTCACGTAGTTCGACTGGTGTAGGTATGAAGATTGACTTGGATTATGACATTGAAACAATGCGTATTAGTGATAGCGATCCTGACGGATATGCGGATCAGCAAGCAAAGTACAGGCCTGCTCCTAGCCCGACTGATATTATGAGTAAATTAAAGCCACAATCAACATTATCATCGTCAGAACCTATTATTGACCAAACGACAGGTGAGATTATAGAACCGGAAAACAAGCGTATTATAGCAGATGTTCAGAGTAGTAAACTGAAGTCTTTGCTTAATTCATTAAAGAAATAATTATTGCTGTTAGAATAAATACTATTAGGATAATTATATGCAAAAACAAACTCGCAGCCTGCTACAGGAATTAGAGGCTATCGGTAATAACCGTGATACAAATCATATCATTGAAAGCCGTGGCCACAACATTATCACTAGTGCAATTAATCTGCTAGAAATGATTAATCATCACTACACACCTGAACAGGCAGCAGTTTTAGAACGAAAATTGCTACATGCTATCAAAAGCAAGGATCAAACTAAATTTGCCAAATCTTTAAGGAAAAATCGTGAAATTGAATGAATTTAAACAAAGAACAAAGAACCGTAAGTTAAACGAGTCACAACTGTCTGAATTAGACATGAGTGACGTTATAGGTAACTACGGAGCAGCCGGCGTAAAAACGATAGCTGATAAAATCAACCCTTTTAGCAAAGGTTCCGGAAAGATCAGTGTTAAAGATAAAATGGCCAGTGAGATGTTTGTTAAAGACTTCATAGGTCGTGCTAGTGAAGATTTAGCTAGAGGTATAAAAGCTGGTTTAGTAAATCCAAAACCAGCTACAGCTCCTGAACCAGAAAAAGCTGATCCTTATAAGCCGGGTGATAAAGCGACAACGCCAACAACGCCAACAACGCCAACAACGCCAACAACGCCAACAACACCGACAACACCAGCAGGGCCCGATAATAGAATTGATCCTACAATGGATCCGGAAAAAACAACAGCGGCATCAACATCGTCCGGCGCAACAGCACCCGGGCCTGCATCATTGGCAGCGGCAGGAGCAAATGCTCAAAAACAGACTAATCAGAACTTAAATGCTTATGTACAAAATGCATCCAAAACTTTAAATTCTGCTACAAGCCCGCAACAGAAGATGGCTCTAACTAAAGAGTTAGTTAATTTTATGGCTGACCGCAAATCTTATCCTGAATGGAATAATGCAGTAGCAACAGTACAGCAAGTTATTAAGCGTGGTGGATTAGATGCTAATTTTGCTAACTCTGCAATGAATAGAGTTAAAGCCGGTCAGACTATGGCAGAAGCATGGCAAATATATGCTATTAACAAGTTGCTTGAAGCAGTTAGTATATCATGGCGTGATTTAGGTCTAGTAGCATTAAACGAAAGCAAAAATTCTTGGAAAGTAGTTGATGCAAAATATCATAAACTAAACAATATATTTGAAAGCATTTTGGAAGCAGACGGTGAGTACCCTGACACTATCAGTTCTTATCTACAAAAAATGTTCAAAAAATATACAAAGGGTATTACAGTAGATCCTGCTACAATTAATCGTGTGAAACAAATTGCCGACCAAGCAGAAGCAAACTATAATAGTATGAATCCAATGAAGCGTGGAGCGAGACAAGAACTTGCCCAACTAGGTAATATGGCATATGCTCTATCATATAGAGATAGTGAAGGTTATAAGCACGATAAATTTAGTGCGACTGATGCACAATCTACACCTCAGGCAGG